CACCGTGTTTGTAGTCGGCTACAATCAACCGCCCTTTAGACGGGAGGTGAATTGCCGCGTCACACGTACCAAAGGCGCCCGCGTCAATATGCTTAAGGGAGAACCCGACTTCCACCATTAGAATGGCGTCAGGGTTGTCGGCGGTTAGGCCTTGCACGTAGTCGACATACTCGCTTACCGCTTCGAGCATCTCCGCATCCACGGTAATGAGAAACGAGTTACCAGGTTCTTTGACCTCAATGGTGTCCCCCAGAAACCGAGTGTCCACAGGGCATTCAAGTTTTAAGTACCGTTCGCCTATTTCGTGGGCGGCGGTTCCTTGGGCTGCATAGAACGTAGAAGGGCTTTTAAGGTGGCCGTATTGGGTAACGCTGCCTGGGCAATTCCAGTACCGTTCACAAATACTGGCGCCGATAGAACTATGGACTGTCATAAGGAAGGAACCTCGTCTAAAAGATTTATGTGGGCGTGCAAAAGGTCATACACTGTGGATAGAACGTCTAGCATCGCAAATACTTTTACATGGTCGGGGTGCGTGTGGTCTTCAAACGCTGGGCTTGTCATTAAAGACATAGCGTGTCGTTCGATCTCCGTCTTTAACTCCGGTACGACGTCATCAACGTTCATACATTGCCTTTCTCTAGTCTAACGAGGGAGGGAAAAAGGGCCCCGCGTTACACGAGGCCCACGATATTACAAATCGTCGTCGCCGGTTTCTTCGGCAGCGGGGGCCACCTTGAAGGCTTCGATAGCTTCGGCGTACTGGGCTTCGGGCAGGTCTTTCAACGCACCACCACACAGGTCTTTGATGATTTGTTTGGCCTGGGCTTGAGTGCCGCCCAGCTTGTCCACGAAGTTTTTCGCAGCCGCTTTGACGTCATCAATCGAAGGACCGGCAGGCTTGTCAGCCTTGGGCTTTTCGGCTTTAGGCTTGTCGGCCTTGGGCTTTTCGGCCACAGCGGCAGCGGGTTGGGCGCCACCGGCAATGGCTTCGAGCGCCACAGCAATACGTTCTAGTGATTGTTCAATAGACATGGTGATTGTTCCTTTCACGAGACGGTTAATAACAGAGCTTTTACGCTCAAGCGTAGCCGCCATCACCGTTTCCAAGGAGTTGCCCGCAATAAGGTATTTCACTTTCACGATTTCGGTTTGACCGATACGGTGTAACCGAGATTTCGCTTGGCGCATACCTCCTTCCGACCAATCCAGTTCGGCGAAGATGACGTTACTACACACCTTTTGAAGCCCATCGATGGCTTCGCCGCCCGCAGTAATTTGGGCGACTAAAACTTTTTGTTCGGGGTTGTTGATAAAGTCCTGTACGAATTTGTCTTTCAACTCGGACGACACGCCGCCCTGAATAATCAATACCCCTGTACCGTCGTCCGATAGTTGGCGAGCGATTTGGCCAACGACTTCGCGGTGATAGGCAAACACCAACACCTTACCCATGGTGGGTAGGTAGTCGCGAATGTAATCAACGGTTTGGGGGATTTTACTTTCGCCGATAATGCGACGGATGGTGGCTTGCGGCATTTCCAATTCAGCGTCGAAGGCTTCGGTCCGTGCAACCCGTTGGTCTTTTTGCTGTTCGATAACTTCGGGGTGTTGGTTAATATCGACGTCCAAGTACACGACTTCTTCCACCATATCGGGGAGTTGACGGTACACGTCTTTGAGTTCGCGGCGCAGCATAAACGGGGCGAGGCGGTCGCTCAATTCGTCGATGTTTGACGCACCGTTAAAGCTCCACTTCTTGCCGGTTTCGGGGTCGGTTTCTCCGAACTTGGCTTCAAACCCCGAACAAAACCGACGGCCGAAATCAACCCACTTGGTGAACGGCGCGATACATTCGGGGGCTAAGGTCTTCAATAAAGCGTAAAACTCAATCGGGCGATTGGGTACAGGAGTGCCCGACAATAGGAACTTCCACCAACAGTTTTTAATAACGCCTAACTTCGCACCGAGGATGAGCTTCGAACGCTTGGACCGCATGTTCTTAAGGCGCTGAACTTCGTCTAAAACACCCACGATATACAGGCGTTCAGCCAGTTGTTTGTTAATCGCTGGCACAATCGCCAAGTCGTAATTAACCACCACAAATGGAGCATAGCCCAGAGTATCTTTGCCTGTCCGAATAATCTGAATGCTGTTTTCATTGCACAAACCCCAAGCCACCATCTGACGGGCCCAATTATATTTTACCGAAGCGGGACAAATGATGAGCCCGCTACTCGCACCGAGGTGCGCCATGGCGGCAATCACTTGAACGGTTTTACCCAAGCCTTGCTCATCGGCCAACAGGCGATGCGGCTTCCGGTTCAATTCTACCGGCCGACGCAAAAGAAAATCGACGCCTTGCTGTTGGTACGGATATAGTGCTAACGCTGCCACGTTAATTTCCTAGAACGATGTTACGGTGAATCGGTTATAGAGACTACATTATACTACACACAAATACGTGTCAAGCTATAAATCATCTATCCACGCAGACACGGGAGCCCTAAAGCCGACGGCCGTTTTGCCCAGTTGAGGGATAAACGTCGTTTCTTTTGTCCACCCTGTTTCGAGTAACGCATGAACAATTCGTAATTGCGTTGTGCGGTCGAACCCTCGAGCTGATACGCCCAACACTTCGGTACCGATGTAGGAGGCTGTCACCAATTCGGGTAGCAGATTATCGGCGGCCATGTTGACCATCCACGCTTCCACCATTTCTACCCAGGTATCCTGAACCGTCCGCGATGCTTGTTCTTTTTCTGCGGCTGCCACGAGGGCGGGAGTGTCGAGGTAAAATCGCTCGCCGGAGAGGTATCGATGTGTAGCCTCGGCCCAGAGTTGGTCGCGGTCTTTCGCGAGCGCCTCCAAGTTGATTTTATCGGTAGCAACGGGCCAGAAGCGTCGGTTGCCTGTGTTGTCACGTAGGTACCCTCCTCCGGCTTCGGGGTTGATGGTGCCTATAATGATACAGGAACGGGGAAACTCCCGAGTGGTTCGAGCATAAGCAGGTCGAACAAAATCTTTGGTTCGAGTGATGAAAGCCTTAAGAGACTGCACGTCCGCTTTACGGGCGAACTCCATTTCGCTGCCTTCAATTATCCACGCCCCTTTCATTGCATCAATGGTGTCTTTATTGTGGGGGTCGATGTGGATTTCTTTGTACCATTGGCCCCCGAGAACGCGGACAAACGATGTTTTGCCGGTGCCTTGTTTGCCCTCTAAGATGGGAATATGGTCGAACTGACAGCCAGGTTCAAAGGCACGGGCCACAGCGGCTATCATCGTGTTCTTTCCGACAGCCTCCACGTACGCCGTACCAGCCGCGCCAGCGTACTTGACGAACAGTTGGTCAAGACGAGACACTCCGTCCCACGTGAGCGATTTTAAATAGGCACGGACGGGGTGATAACGATACAGTGTGGTGGCCAAACTGACGGCGGCCTCATGACATATCGTTACGTTCGTTTGGTAGTGCTTTTGTTGGGACAACCAAAACTTTAGTTGAACCGCGTCGATGTCTGTCCAATACGGGTTAGGAATGTTGGGGTCGTGCCATGGGGCGGGGGAGTTAAACTCGATTTGGTCGGAGAACTCGTTATAGCGGAGAATACGGTACAGCGGGTTCACAAACGCTTCAAAGTCCGGCGTTAAAAAGTAACTGGCCGTGTTGCCTAAGTCGTTGGCCCGAAGTTTGCCAGGGCCCGACAACGCCCACCCGTAACATTTCTCTTCTCGCGCAATGAGCGGGTCGTCTGCGTTTTCCTCCACCATGGAGGCCAGCTCTTTGAAATCCATTTCGGGGTGCAAGGCCCCTTGTGCGCCCGAAGAGTAGTTATAGGCGTTGGTTACGGTGCGTTTCAGTTCTTCGGGGGACCACGCAGGTTGACAACGCGGGTTGTAATACTGCGCCATGATGTCTAGGGTAACGGAAAGAGAGAGTCCGAAATCCCGACCACGGGCGGCCACTTTATAGGTGGTGATGTTACCGTTGCACTGGTACACGGCTTCGGGCGTTGACTTACAGAACGCCATGAACCGGTGGCGGGCCCCTTCGTCGTCCCGAGCGTCTTCGAGGCCATCGGTCGACCGGTTGTCTTCCCGTTGAATAATGGCGAGAAGCGTTTCGGGGGCCTCCGCCATATCCTTGGGCTCAAACCGGATTTGTTCGTAGTATTTCCGCGACTCGGGGTGCAAACACCCAGGCCCGACGAGGTAGTTACCGGCGGTCTTAAATTCAACACCTGGGTAGTGGTCGTGGCCACCGGCGTGGGGAAACCCGACAGGCTTTTTTAAATAAATATGGAGGCCGCCCCCACCCGTTTTAACGGTAAAGGTTTGGGGTTTGGAGGGCATACCGGCATCGGTCAACAACCGAAGAATCGGGTTGTCGACGTCTCCGTCTTCCAGGCCAAAGGCTTTCGGGTCCCCTGCGAAGGGCTTGCCGCTGGCCGTAACGAGGCGACCTTCTTGACAACACACGAAGTTACGCGGGTCGACGTCAATCACCAAATCGTCGGGTTTAAGAACGACGCCATAGTTGGCAGGGAAATCGCTGCCGTCTATCCACGGGTCGTACGGTGTTTTCTGCCAGTTCTTCGTTCCCTTAACGGGGGTTTTACCGTGTAATCTGAATAGGGAATACCCTGCGTTGACGAACTTCTCAATCCATTCGTCTTTGCGGGTGTCCTTAGAGCCAATCGGTGTCGGCGCCACTTTCAGTGTCGTCGAGGTTGAGGTCGGAGGTGCTGGGAGTCGGTTGCTCGGACTCGTCATACGGGGAACTCTCTAAGTTGTCGATATTAACTGCCAGTTTTTTGGCGGCGTCTTCTAAGCAAATCACCCAACGGCCTCGGTGTTTAAAGCATTTCAGGCCCTTCGACTTATCCCCTTTGTTGTAAAGCCGAGATAAATGTCTAACATGAAAGACCGAGTATTCAAACTGTAGCGCGACGTCTTCGGCATAAGCATATCTTACACCATCTATGATTCCTGACATACGGGTTTCCTTTTACAACGTAATACGGTGTGTATAGTACATACTACTACACCCTAGTACGTTTTACAACCCTTTAGGCGGGAACACTTTTCCACACGCACAACATTTCATTTCTTCAGAATAACTAGGATTGTACGTGTCAACGCAATTGCTACACTCTACGTTGGAGGTAGGCCATACAGCATCGACAATCTCTTTGTCAACGTGCATCGCGAAAAACCTTTCGGGCCCTGTCTTCTCACATTTTGCGAGGATCTCATCGGCACACTCACCCGCAATGGCGAAATACGTGGCACCATCGACAAAGTTATCCTCGTGTTGCTTGTTCACGCACACTCGGCTTGTCTTGGCCAACACCATAATCATTGACCCGTCAACCGAGTCGAGCTTCGGCCCCTCCCAACCCAGGCCTTTCAGATACACGTTTACGAGATGGGCAAACGTCTGTAAGTTGGGGTGCGGGCTGCCATACGAAGCGTTCCGGTCGCCGGTGGTGAGGTCAATCCCTTTTTGCATAATACGGGCGCGTTTTGGCTCGGTAGGCTGTGGCTCTGGGCGGGCTTTGTCAACTTTTTCTTGAGTGGGTAGCAGGTTGACCCGAATAGGAAAAGAGCTTTCTCGTAGCATACGTACTGGGTACGCGTTATTAGAGTTTGCAGGCGACCAAGGGTTTTCTTCATACCCCGCCTCTGTGTTAGCGCGTTCCCATATTTTTATAAAACCGAGCGCCTGTTCCTTAGAGTAGAGTATGTCCCCTACTCGCAAAACTTCACCGTCTTCAAAAAAGTATTCTGTGGGGATAGTAGCCATTTCTATTTTGCTCCTTTCGCAGCGTTACAGCCTCGACAGAGGCATTGAAGGTTACTTGGGTGATTGGTACCACCCCGACTTTTCGGGATGATGTGGTCTATGGTGAGATTCGTTGTGACGCCACACCGAGCGCATTTACCAGGTGATAGGACGTTTCGCTTTAACCGTTCACGGTCACGTTTTATTTTCTTTAATCGGTCAGGCCTCATTGTACAATTCTCGCGCATCCGCCAACATTTTTACCGTGATATCGCCTTCTATCAAACACACCGTTATGAGCTGACAGGCAGACGTACAGTGCTTTCTCTGTAACGAGTTAGTCAGATGCGTTTTTATTGTGGTTTGCGAAATGCCCATGGCTTCGGCCACTTTACTGTACCTACCTAGAACCGCGTACAGAATCACGGTTTGTTTTTCTCGAGGGGATAAGGCTTTGTCCGCTAGGCTTCTCATACTATCGTTTACACCCCACAGTTATCACCATGATTGAGGCCGAAGGTTCTTCGTCTTGACGCATCGTGTAGCACGTCCAGCCAAGGTCGGCGTACGCTTGTATTTGACCCGCGATTATATCAGGGGCGTGTTTAGCGCGTTTAGGTGTAGGGTCAAAATCCGGCGTTATTGCACGGAAAATTATGTAAGCTATAAAACCAAAAGCGCACAGCCAACCAATAAATACTCGCATTTCTAATGCCCCCATAACACGCTAGCACCACACAGGCACAGCATAACGGTTAGTAACGCAACACAGACAAAGATCAACACGTACGCCGTAAACCGGTACATCCGGCGGGCGGAGTTGGCCTTTAAAAACAACTCACGGTAATCGCGTGTTGGGTTTTCGGAAATCAACATGACGGGCGGGTTCATGCTGCGTTCGGCCTGTTGTATCACCATTTGTTGGGTAGCAATGGCGTGTGACTTAAACTGTTGCCAGGGTATGAAGTTAGACAAATATCCCGCGTAATTATTAAACTGTTGTTTCTCAATTTCTTCGCACCAATACTCGAGCATACTCATAACGAATCCGTCCAATCTATTTGTAAACGACGTTCTTTTGCTGCGGCTGCTAAGGCTTTTCCCCGTGCCACACGAACAGGGTCTTTTTCGGGTGTCCCGTAAAACAATTCACAATCGGGACAATACTTACTGGTGGGTGGCCGACTCGTAACGCCATTGTCATCGAGGGACATAAACCGGTTGTTGCATTCCTGGTTTTTGCAGTCGTGTGCAACGTAGGGTTTCATGAGATAACCAGCGCCTCTATGTCGTTATCATAAAACGCCGAATGCACGATAAACGTTTCAAAACTGTCAACGCTTTCCCACGCTACAACTAGGCGATACGTTTTTTCCACAACAGACCTGTCTTCTAAAGCTCTTACCGTAACTTTACCGGTGTCAGGGTTTAAGTTTTGTTCTTCCAACTTTTTGGCAATGGCGTTTATGCTTTGGCTCAACGCCATTGACGCTGTTGGGTAGGCTACAATAATGATTGTCATAACATACCTTCCTTATACCCGCACCACACGGGCTCGGCGTCGTACCCTGGTAGTGGTGTAGACGCTAAATGCCAAACGGCTTTCATAAACTTGAAGCGTTTATCTATGGTGATACCCGCTTTCCGAAACACGGTGTCGGCTGCCGAATGAGCGGCGTCCGCAGCTTCTATGTATACGGCCTTTTGCTCAGGCGTTAAGTCTTCGTACGTTGTCACAATTCATCCGTCCAATCTTTATCCAACGAAAACCAGAAAATATCATCAAGCGGGCCGTGGCCCCACGCACAAAACTGGTGAGAGGCAATCGTCGTTCCTCGAAAACATACAGGGCAATACGAGACGATAGCTACGCCTTGGTCCAGTTGCCACCGGAGTGTTTTCTTATGTTGGTCTAAAGTCACGAGTTATCTGCCTAGATACAATTTAACCACAATAGGTGGAAAGGTCAACCACCATAGGATGAACTACCGAATACACGTAAGTGCCCGCGCACAAGCCTAAGACTATGGTTGCAATGAGGATGCACGTTTCTTTTAGCATGTTGAAACTCCAAAGTCGTATTGGGATGTATTCAATCGTAGCATAGTGTTGTAAATAAAACAATAGTCCGGTGCAAAAGGGGATGCACCGGACTATAAAAGCCTGTCATTAACGTGGTTGTGAGGGTTACGTCAAGGGGAGGGACAGGCTAGGGGAAGGTAGGGACGGGAAATTCGGAAAGCCTTGTTGTGTCGCTGTGTCGTCTTTATCGCGGCATTTGTTGCAATAGGTTTCACCGGCTGGCGCGGGGGCCGAACACTCGTAACAGAGTTCTAACATGAGTCATCCTTTCGGGTTGAACGGAATAAGAGACACCCTGCCATTATAGACGAGGTGTCAAGAGGGCTATCGGGTTATCCAGTTAGGGAACTTGAATACTTCTCGGGGCAACCGAGTAACTTTGCCGTCTTCGTAAGTAAAAACGACGCGCTCCGGTGGCTGATGTACGCACGTCATGTACATTTCCACACGGTTCTTTTCGGGTTGTCGCAAGGCTATTTCGGTTTGGTCGCAATGCGGCTTGGCGGAAATGTTTTGCGCTACGCTACTCCAAAAACAGTGTATGGATTCGCTCACGATTTATTTTCCTTCCATTCAGAAAACGGTAAAGACACAACGCGTTTTGGTGGCCAATTCTTTTGCTTGGGTTGTGATGGCTTAATGGGGTTTAGCTCCCACGCAAGGCCCACCGCTACCCCTACAATAAAGGGGATTCCAGTAAGAATGGTGAGAGATTCGGTTGTTGCGTCAATTATCATCTAGGTTTTTCTCCATTGTAAAAACGTATAACAGGGTCAATCGGGGGTATTTGGGTTCGGGATGCGGTCTAGCACTTTTTGGCCTTGGGCCTGTAGGTCGTAAAACGCATCAATCAATTCAGGGGCGGCCCGCATATAGTGGGCGTATTGTCGCACCGTTACAAGGGCTAGCAATACGTTGTGACCGCTTGTCACTTTCCACGGGAATTGCTGCATGGTGGCGGGGTCTTTGTTAGGTCTAACCTTCCACCGGCGGGGTACTGTCTTCGCAAACATTATTCGCCTTTCGGGGGTTTGGGAAACGTCCTAACCTTTACAGGGTTTAATATTTCGCCTCCATGGTAAACACAATCGGATAGTTGCCAACTTTCGCCGTCCCAATAGGCTTTAACAGGGGTAGTGTAAGGGTATTCGCTCCCTGTGTGTTCGGCACGAATAACGCCGCCCCACAATAAAACGGGAACGCCTTCTTTTATCCGCCAATCTTTAATGTTCACCCAAAGGGGTTTTCTGTAAACCATCGCAAGAGGCCTCCTTCAATAAACGTAAACAACGGGGACAGGTGACATAGAAAGCGCACCGGCTCATCTCACTAAACCGAGCAATCACACCCATATATCCCAACGGCTTGCCGTACTGTTTCGCACAATAGGGCACGCCGTGGGTGGCATTGTGGGGGTTGGGTTGCCGGTAGTGAATGAGAGGGCGTTTAGGCACTATAACGGCACCCCGCAAACATAAAGCGCACCAAAAAGGGATATGGTCGATAAAAACACAATGGCGGGAATGCCGAACAAAAGCCAAAGCATTGTATACGCCTCTATATTGAACATTGTATTCCTCTTTTCTGTGTTGAACGGTAATAGGGTGTAAACCCAAACAAGGGCCAACGCAAGGCCCTTGGGTGGAGTTACGACACAAACGCGGTTCGCACGTCCGCCAGTATCTCGCGACACTGTACCGGCATAATTAGAAAGCGGATGCCGCAATCGTTTATCGGTTCAATGATGCACGGCGCTTCATTGTTGCCTTCAGCCTGTAGGATGCGGAAATCGTCGTTCCGCTTGCCGCGTGGGTAGCCGCCAATCCATAGCAGGTTAGCAATGTAATCGTTGTTTAAGGTGGTGGGCTCTTTTGTCTCGGGGTTGCGTATCACTCGCACGGTGCCTAGTTTACCGTCAAGCGTCATCCGCGTGTACTCCATCGGTCGAGTTTTAAGGGGCATCAGTTGTTTGGCTTGTGGGTAATGGTGCATCACGTCACGAGGGCCACCCTTAAACGAGTATTTAACGCCTTGGGGTGTTTTGTCTGTAGGGTTGTCCGTATTGTGGGCGTGGGTGAAGGCGTATTGGAACTCTTGAGGCAATAGCTGGATGGCATCGAGAACCGATATTTCTATTAAAACGCTGCCATCGGTTATATAGCCATTGCCTCGGTTATAGCCTACCATCCATTCATGGGTGGGGGAGGGTTTTTTGGCCCGTGTGTTACGGGTTGATAGGGTATCGACTAGGTATTGTGACATGGTGTTTGGTCCTTTTTTGTGTCTAACGAACGAAACGGAGGCAGTCCCTCCAGCCAACCCGCGATACAACGATAATCGGAGTGTCGCGGGCTAAGGGAAGGACTAAAACCCTTAGTTAATTGGCAAAACGTCACCCCGTACACCATCGGCGGGGTAGCCTTTGGCCTTCACCAAAGCGGCTATAATCTCACGGACGAGGCTGTTGGGCAGCTTGTGGGCTTCCTTTACGCCGTCGTTATGGTGTAGCACGCCTTCCAAGGCTTTCAGCATTTCAGGGGAGGCCAGAATCAACTGGGCGTTGGCTTTGTCCAGAATCCTACCGCTGTAATGTTCACAATGGTTATATGCTGGGGTGTCCAATCTATTGTTGGGAAACTTACAGATTGAACGCGCCCCTTGAGAGTGTATCTCTCCGTGGTGCTCATCAAGAATCCAAGGGCCTGGGGTATGGATTGTTTTTAAGTGGGAATCAGCAGCCCACGGGCTAGGGTTGTTGTTAGTTGTCATCGTTTTCGCCCTCCACATATAGAACGAAATTACCGGCATCATCAAACACGGGTGATAATTCTGTGTCGTCATTCTCCCAATAAAGGGGCCATGGTTCACGGCTGTTAACAGGTCGGACAATACTAATAGGGTTTTTGTCTAAATAAAATTGAATGTTGACCACATAAGTGTACCCGGCGTCGCTCTGTTCTATTTGGAAGGCTTCTCCGTCATACTCATACGCTAGGCGGGGGTAAAACCCATCTTCAATCAACATTGTTAGTTGAGCGATACACTTTAATAGGTTGGCCTCGTTAAAGGCGTCCCTCGGTAATACTCGAAAATAACTCATAATGGTGTATAGT